GCCATCGCGGCCGCGACTGCGAAGTGCTGCACCCAACCGGTCAAGTATGGCAGCCCTTCCGGGATGCCCTCCTCGCGCTCGGTCCGGCGGCTGATGCGCCAGCCCAGCCATTTGCGGATTGCAGTGTTGATGGCAGTCTCGCTGTTGGCGACTCCACTCTGCAGTTCGCCCACCACATCATCTGCGAAGTGACGGCCCATACGACTATCGAGAAAGTCGCGGACGCCGATCATTTCGTTCTCGCTGTCAGCGCGGACAGCCTGAGCAATCAGGGTTGAGGCCAACGTCCAGACCTCGGCGGTGCGCCGCTCACGCAGGGAACAGATTGTGATTGTGCCAAAAAAACCATTGGCCTCATTCCGGGTTGGCAAAATGACGTGCGCGGTCATCGGCCTGCCCTCAATTCGATCCAGCCGCCCTGTTCGAACACATATGTATGGCAAAAGTCGCAGCGCGGCTCTGAGTGGACGACCGGCGCGCGGGCTGGATCAAAACAGTTGAGTGCGTCAGCGTGGACCTGCCGGATTTCCTTTGCTGCGAGGATGTCTTCGGGCGTCCATCGCGCCAACGCAGGCAGCATGTGCGAAGGGTAGCCGTCAAAGTGGACATAGATATGTGCCCATTCCTCCGGCCCAATCTGGATGGCGATCTGCGCGCGGGTACTCATGGTCGTTCCCCTCAGATCAGCTTCAGATCAGCCAGCACCGCGCTGGCGGCAGCAAGCTGGGTGGTCGGCAGCTCGATCTTAAGATGCGAGAACACATCCGAGGCTTCCGCAGTGATCCCGTTCTCGCGCAGCGCGGCCTCAATGGCCTCGGCCACAGCGTTCGGGCGCGAGCGGTCGAACTGGTCTGGCAGAGTGGTGTAGTCGATGCGGATGATGGTGGTGGCGGTCATGATCTTGTCCTTTCAGGATTGGGGTTTGGCAGCAGCGCCTGCGCGGCGTCCGGCTTCAAAGGCGTCTTCAAGTGCCGCGTGGATCGCCCAGACTGCGACATCGTGGAAATCGAGGCGGTCGCGGTTGCGGGTCTCCAGTGTTTCAATGAAGAACCGGCGTTGGGCGATCCCAAGCATCAAGGCCTCGCGGACGTCTTCGGGTGTAGGGGTGGTTTTGCGCTTGGCCATAATCAGTCCTCCCAGCGGCGTTCTGGCGGGGCACGATGCACCCGCTTCTTGACACCATGCATCGCTCTATCGCGGAGTGTAATCAACTCAAATAAATCTCTTTTCTCGTTTATATACAATAGGTTGAGGATCATCACAGCGCCATGGAAGGTATGTCTGAACGCGCCTATGCCGACCATTCCAAGCTCTCGCGCGGAGCCGTGCAAAAAGCACGTAAAACCGGGCGGTTGGTTCTGTTTGCAGACGGGTCGATCAATGCTGCTGCCTCAAATGCGCGGCGCGGGGCGATGACCGATCCCGACCAACAGATGCGCGCACGGGGTGGATTTGGTGGGGGTGGTGGAAACAACGCAGATGGCGGTGGCATCTCCGGCCCGGGCGACAGCACGTCCTATCTAAAAGCGCGCACGGCCCTGACGGTCTACCAAGCGCAGGAGCGCCAGCTGTCACTGCAAAAGAAAAAGGGCACGCTGGTCGATCGCGCGCGGGCGGAGGCGCTGGTGTTTCGTCTGGCCCGCCAAGAGCGGGATGTCTGGGTTACCTGGCCCACCCGCGTGGCAGCCCTCATGGCCGCACAATTATCCGCAGAGATGGAGAAGGCGCAGGGCACACCCGTGACGATCGAAACTGCGATCCTGCAAAGGGTGCTGGAAACCCATGTCCGAGAGCAGCTCAACGCCCTGGCAGACCTCAGGGTCTCGCTTGGATGAGGACGATCATGATCTGACAGCCGATCTCGACCTCGGCTTTGACGGCGCTGAGAATATCCTGCGCGTATGGCGTCAGGGGATGCGGCCCGATCCGGATCTGACCGTGTCGGAATGGGCCGATGCGCATCGCAAACTGTCGTCCCGCGCCAGTGCGGAACCCGGGCAATACCGCACCGCGCGCACGCCCTATCTGCGCGAGATCATGGACGCGCTGTCGCCGTGCCACCCGGCGCAGCGGATCAGCTTCATGAAGGCCGCACAAGTCGGCGCCACGGAGGCGGGTAATAACTGGATTGGCTTTGTTATTCACCACGCGCCAGGCCCGATGCTGGCGGTGCTGCCCACGCTGGAGATGGCAAAACGTACCTCGCGGGGTCGGATTGATCCGCTGATCGAGGACAGCCCGGCGCTGCGGGAAAAGGTGAGCCCGGCCCGCTCGCGGGACGCGGGCAATTCGATGCTGTCGAAAGAATTCCCCGGCGGCATTCTGGTGTTGACCGGGGCAAACTCGGCCACTGGCCTGCGCTCGATGCCCGCGCGGTATGTGTTTTTGGATGAGGTTGACGCCTATCCGGCCTCCGCAGACGAGGAAGGCGATCCGGTCACGCTGGCAGAGGCCCGCACCACGACCTTTGCGCATCGCCGCAAGGTGTTCATGGTCTCGACCCCGACGATCCGGGGGCTCAGCCGGATCGAGCGGGAGTTCGAGGCCTCTGATCAGCGGCGTTATTTTGTGCCCTGCCCGCATTGCGACCATCGGCAATGGCTGCAGTTTGATCGGCTGCGCTGGGACAAGGGGCAGCCGGAAACAGCAATGTATCACTGCGCTGGGTGTGAGAAATCCATCGCGGAGCACCACAAAACAGAAATGCTGGCCAAGGGTGAATGGCGTGCAACGGCGGTTTCCGCCAACCCGAACGCGATCGGGTTCCACCTCTCAGCGCTTTATTCGCCGATTGGCTGGAAAAGCTGGGAGCAGATCGCGCGGGACTGGCTGGCGGCCCAAGGTTCTGACGAGATGCTGCGCGCGGCGCGCAACACGCTGCTGGGCGAAACATGGGTCGAGAGCGGCGATGCACCAGAATGGCAGCGCCTTGCTGATCGGCGCGAGATGTTTGTGGCACAGATCCCTGCACGGGGACTGTTCCTGACCGCGGGAGCCGACGTGCAGAAGGACCGCATCGAGGTCGATGTCTGGGCCTGGGGCCGTGGTTTGGAAAGCTGGCTCGTGGATCACATCGTCATTCCTGGCGGGCCGGATGATTCTGCCTGCTGGGACAAGCTGACAGCTTTGCTGGGGCAAACATGGGTGCACGAACACGGTGCTGTCATGCCCCTGGCAAAGCTGGCCATCGACACCGGCTATGAAACGGCAGCCGTCTACGCATGGGCCCGCACCCAAGGCATCGCACAGGTGGCCCCCGTCAAAGGCATGGAAGGCTTCAACCGCACAACGCCGGTCTCTGGGCCAACCTTTGTTGATGCGACCGTGAACGGACGAAAGCTCAAACGTGGTGCGCGGCTTTGGACAGTGGCCACGGCGACCTTCAAGGCGGAGACCTATCGCTATCTCCGGCTGGAGCGGCCCAATGATGAAGACCGCGCCAGTGGCGTCTCAAATCCAGCGGGCACGATCCACCTGCCGGACTGGGCTGACAGCGAATGGCTAAAGCAGCTCGTCGCCGAACAGCTCGTCACGATCCGCAATAAGCGGGGCTACGCGCGCCAGGAATGGCAAAAGATGCGCGAACGCAACGAGGCGCTGGATACTCGGGTTTATGCCCGCGCGGCCGCCTGGATCCTCGGTGCTGACCGCTTCGATGAACGGATGTGGCGGCAGCTCGAGAAACAGGCCGGGGTTGAGACTATCACGGCGGCCGCCAAAGCCGACACTGACACACCGTCCGAGCCTCAGGCCGGGCGGATCGCCGCCCCTCGCAAGCGCGGTTGGCGGGTAAGCACGCCAAAATACATGGAATGACCTATGACCCTCGATGATCTCAAATCCCGCCACAGCGCGTTGCTGGCGGCGCGCTACAGCGGCACGCGCTCTGTGAGCTATGATGGCAAAACTCTGACCTATGGCACCGATGCTGAATTGGCGGCTGCCGTCTTCGATATCGAACGGCGCATCGCAAAGGCCGAGCGCGGCGCTGGGCGCATCTCTCGCCCCCATGCCGTAAAGGACCTGTGATGAACTGGCGGCAGCGTCTCGGGGCCTTTGTCGGTGGCTTTGA